AGCGTTTGATATGCTTGGAATTGTTGGTAACGATTCAAATATACCATATAGAAAAAATGATTGTGATTTATATTCTGATAGCGGTGAGTCAATTGTAAAACGTGGATGGGCGATTATTACTTCAACGGATAAAGATTTCAAGTGTAATGTTTTTGACGGGATTATAGATTTTTATAAAACGATTGAAAATTTAAGTTTGGCTGATTTGAATTTGACAGAATTAGCTCACGACAAGACGGTTCAATCGGTAGTAGATAGTCAAGATTTGTCAAAACCTTACGTATATATTTTTGCTGATTACAATGGAAAAGCGATTCATTCAAATAAAATCAATATTGATTATCTTGTTCCGTCTGTAAAGGTTAGCTGGTTATTGGGTAAAATTCAAAGTACGCTTGGAATAACAATAAACGGAAGCTTCAAGACAAATCCAGATTTCACAAATTTATATATCACATACCCAAAAGCAAGTCCCCCAGTAGTTGGAGCTTCAATTTTAACGAGTAATGATATTTCAAATTATGTGACGAACGTAACAAATGATTACGCTGGAAAATATGTGCCAGTTAAATTCAATTCATTTTCATTAATTACTACAAGTAAAATCACTGCTTCTGGCGACCAGATAACCCTTGTTGCGGTTCAAAATATCAAGATTAAAGTAACTTTTACTTTGAACCCTTATATTTCTATTCAAAGAACAAATGGTAGTACTTATATCGCTTACGCACGTTTCCTTGGCGAGTCTTTTTTATGTGATGGAACAACAAGAACAGTCAGTCAATATATTTCATTGACCGCTGGAGAAACTTTTAAATTTCAGTTGGAAGTTGTTTTCAATAATTATGATGATTACCCTACAAGCGTGAGTGATTTCTTTTTAACTGCAGACTTCAAGGAATTGACAAATGCAGTTTTATTTGAGGAAGAATTTGGAGGTATGCAAATCAAGCAATTTTTGAGCGAAATTTTATGGATGTATAACCTAACAATTTTCAAGGATAAAACTGATAATAGTTATACTTTCAAATATTTGAGCGAAATTTTATACGGAACCCCAATTGATTGGAGCGGTAAATTTCAATCATTAGATAATGAAAATTACATTTACGGCGCATATTCTCAAAAGAATTGGTTAAGACATAAATACAATGATGAAAATAGTTTTTTCAACGATGGCTTTATTGAGATTGATAATCCAGTTTTGCCAGATTCAAAAAATATTATTAGTTCTGTAATTTATTCTCCAGACTTTAATCAAACTTCAAATATTGGCTTTACATCAAATGTTTACAGATTATGGAACAAAGAAGTGAAAGATAACGGAAGTATTGATTATAAAACTTTGTCAAATAGGTTTTACTTTCTTAGAGCGCAACAAATTACTGGAACTTATAATATAACGAGTGAAGTTTTAAATCAAAATGCGACATTAAGCACAATACAATTTGATAGTTATACGGATTTAAAATATAGCTCAATACAAAGTAAATATTATTCTGATTTTGCGAGCATTTTAAACAAAGCGAAAATAATGACCACAACTTTACGTTTGAACGAAAGTGATATTTCAAATATTGACTTTTCAAAGCCAGTTTATTTGAAGCAATTAGGCGGTTCATTTTTTATTAATAAAATCAACAATTTTATTCCTTACAAAGATACGAAAGTTGAATTGGTTAAAATACAACCTAAATTTATCAAAGCGGTAGATGATAATTTCTTTGTAGATACAATTTTCCCACAACAATTAAATGTGATGGCAAATGATGAATTTGGGGCTCCAGATGCTAATGTTTATTCAGTAGATATATCCGCTTTTACTTTGGGAACAATAACTGATTTCATTAATAAGAAAAGTGTAACATTTACTCCAAGTGTATTGAATGGAACATCAAGCTTTATTTATAAAATTTCAAATTCTTTTGGCGTAATTGCTCAAGCGGTAGCAACCGTCACAACAAATATTCCAAACTATATAATTTCAAACACAACTATAAACACAGAACCGACATCTACTACATTTACACTTGAAAGTTCAACAAGAATCACTGTAAATGCAGCGAGTGAAACTTTCCAGATTGGAGTAAAAAGAGGAAATATTGGCTCTGGAACAATTACTGGTCAAATAGTTATAGGAGGGCAAACAATAAACATTTCAAATACTGGTACTTCATATTACTACTCTGCACCTTTTACACTTACACAAGGGGTTTATGATAGTACAACTTTTAAAGTAACGGCAGTTTGGTCAAGCGGATTCCCAGTAACTGGATATTTAAACTTAAGAAAAGCATAAAAAATGGCACAAAAAATAGTATTAGCAGAATTAGACATTGATATAGATTTACTTTTAAAATCAACTTCAGATTTGAAGAAGCAAATTGATTCTATAAAAAACGCTCAAAAAGAATTAGTAATTTCTGGTAAAGGAACTTCGGAACAATTTATTGAAAATGAAGCCGTTTTGAAATCTTTAAATAGTGCTTATTCTTCAAATGTAAAAGCTATCCAAGAAAGTGGAAAAGCTACTGAAAATCAAGTTACTCAAACCGAGCTTTTGAATTTGGCTTTAAACACAGAAGTCGCTTCAATATCAGAAGCCAGAGAGCAAAACAAGTTGTTGAATAAATTGCGTAATGAAACGAACACGACAACTGCTGAAGGTCAAGCGCAAATCACTGCTTTAAATAAAAAGCTTGATGAAAATAATGATTACATAAAATCTAATGCCGATGCTTATTTGAAACAAAAAATAAACATTGGTAATTACACAGATAGTGTAAGGGAAGCATTTGCGAGTATTAATCCATTGAATGGAGGTTTGGGTGCATTTGCACAAAGAGCGCAAGAAGCTGGGGGTGCTGGTAACTTATTCAAGGGCGCTATAACAGGAATGGTACAAGGTGTTTTAGGATTAGTAAAAGCATCTTTGGCTTTTATCGCTACACCAATTGGAGCCGTATTGGCAGTTATTGGTGTTGTATTAGGTACTTTGATTGGATTATTCAAAAGCCTTGACCCAGTAATGGATAAAGTTGAGCAAGGTTTTGCGGCAATTAGTGCTGTTGTAGATGTAATTAGACAAACGTTTTTATCTTTAATAACTGGAGCGAAATCATTAAAAGAAGCCTTTTCTGGTTTTGGTTCGTCAATGGCGAGTGCGGCGAAAGAAGCTGCAAATCTTAAAAATGCTCAACAAGATTTAGCTGACGCGCAACGTTCCCAAGAAGTAGCGAATGCGAAAGCTTCACAACAATATGATGAATTGATTGTGAAATCTAAAAATAGAACGCTTACAGAAAAAGAAAGAATTGCCTATATCCAACAAGCTCAAAAAATAGAGGAAGCCAATTTTAGACAACGTTCTGCACTTGCCGAAGCTGAATTGAAAAATGCTATTGAGGGAGCCAGAATTAAGGGGCAATTATCTGACCAAGAATTAACGAATTTGAAACGTAACACAATGGCTTACGGAAATTATTTGTTAAATCAAGGTCGTATCACAGAAAAGGAATTGGAAGCTATTAAAAAAGCTGAATTAGGGAAAATTTCTATAAAAGATGAAACTACCAAAAGATTAGAAAAAGCGCAAAACCAAGAAGATAAATTGGCGGAAAATGCACAAGCGAAAGCAGAAAAAGCTGAATCAGATGCTCAAGCTGCAAAAGAAAAAAGACAAGCCGCTGCTGAAAAGATTATCGACCAAGCTATTGCAAAACAAAATTCTGAAATACAATTATTTATAGCCAGTCAAGGTATACGTGCTAAATCATTAGAAGAAAATTTAAAATTCGAGGAGCAATTAAGGGATAAACGTTTATCGGTTTTAGAATATGAAAAAGAAAAGGGTAAAATAACTCAAACAGAATATGAAGCTCAAAAGTTAGAAATAAAAAATAGTTTCTTACAAAAACAAACTGACGCAACAATTGCTCAAGCCGATTTAGAATTACAAATATTCTTGAACGCAAATAAGAGCAAATTAGACGCGAATAAATTCTTAAGTGATGAATTATATAGACAAGAGTTAGAACGTCTAAATAAGACATCAGAAGCAGAAGCTGCGGCACAGACTGCACGATTAGCTGCTGGCACAATAACAGCTGAACAATATAATACGGCAATAAAAGCTATTGATGATAAATTTGACACTGATAAAAAAGCATTAGACGCAAAAAAAGTTGAAGATGATAAGGCAAAGAAAGCTATTGATTTAGAAAACAAACTTGCGGCAGATACTGCCAATAGGGATTATGATTTAGCTTTTCAAACTCAACAATTAGAAGCGAAAAGATTAGCGGAAGTTCAAGCAGCTGAAAAAACTGGCGCCGACACTAAATTAATCAACGACAAATACGCAAAACAAAAAATGGAAGTTGAAGCAATTGTGGCTTCAAATAAATTAAATCTTGCGTCACAAACTTTTGGAAATTTAGCAACCATTTTAGGTAAAGAATCAGCAGCTGGAAAAGCAATGGCGGTGGCACAAACCACAATTGACACTTACCAATCAGCAACGGCAGCTTACAAAGCGATGGCTGGAATACCAGTAGTTGGTCCAGCATTGGGAGCAGTGGCAGCTGGAGCGGCAGTAGTTTCTGGTATTGCCAATGTTAAAAAAATACTTTCAACTGATAACCAGCCAAAATTTGAACAAGGGGGTATTCAAGAAATTGGCGGAAAACGTCATTCGGCTGGTGGAACAAAATTCTGGGGAGAAGACGGAACTTCATTTGAAGCGGAAGCTGGAGAGGGTATTGGTATTTTAAACAGACGCGCATTCGGTGCTTTTATGGATTTCAATAACAATTACAATGGAGGTTCAAGTAATAGGGGATTTTTCGCTGGAGGTGGAATCATCACACAAGGTGTAAAACCAAATACAATGGATTTATCTTCTATTACAGAAGCAATCGCTTCAATGCCAGCTCCAATTGTAGCGGTTGACGAAATACAAAGAGTTGGAAATCGTTACGCAACGGTACAAGATAATGCGAATTTTTAGTATATTTGAAAATGAATATTAAAAACATTCTTAACGGCTGGCAGAATTTCATTTCAAAAAGTGAAGTTACAGAACAATTGGCGGAAAAACGTGCTGAAATATGTGCGTTTTGCCCACAATTAAAACAAGGAAAAGTTTTGGCTTTCATTAAAGACGACTTAAAAGAAATTGAGGGTCATTATTGTAACCTTTGTAAATGTCCAATATCGGCAAAAATTAGAAGCGAATTAGAAATGTGCGAATTAAAGAAATGGTAAACTACGAATTTTTAAAAGGATTAGATAATAAATTATTTTTAGAATTGGTAAGACGCGGAATGATGCCAGTACATTTAATGGATTATTTGACGGTGTACGAATTTTATTTGAGCGAATTAAAAACAAATCCAAAAGTAACGGCAATCCAGTATTGCGCTGATAAATACAATTGCACAGAACAAACGATTTACAATATCATTAGGTATATGAAAAAATAATTAAAAAATACATTTTAATTATATAAAACAAATTAAATTAATTTTGTAGTATTATGGAAGGAACAATTTACATTAACGGACAAATAGGAAGCGACTCTTTTCAAAAAGGAGTTGAACTTATTGATGTTATTCAGCAAGTGAAAGCACAATCTGAAGCGACTTCTTTTCGTATTCATATTAATTCAGAAGGCGGTGTAGTAGATACTGGTTTTGATATTTTCAATTATTTGAAATCATTACAAGTTCCTTTGACTACAATTGGAAGCGGTTTGGTTGCTTCTATTGCGACCGTGATTTTTATGGCTGGCGATAAAAGAGTTTTGACAAGTGGCACCCAATTTATGATTCATTCTCCGTGGGGTTCAATTGACGGAACTGCTGACGAGATTGAAAAATATGCTCAATCTGTAAGGGATGCAGAAAATAGATTGGTTAAGTTTTATACTAATCAAACTGGATTGGAAGTTGATGCAATAGCACCGCTTCTAAAAAATGAAACTTGGCTTACTGAAGACCAAGCTACATCGTTAGGATTTGCAACTTTATTAAATGAGCCAATCCTTGCAAAAGCGTATCTTAATTTAAACAATGATAAACAAATGACAAAAGAGGACAAAAGCTGGATTGAAGCTAAATTTGAAGCTATCCAGAATTTATTTGCAAAACCGATTTTAAATATCGTATTGCAAGACGCAAATGGCGTAGAAATTGAATTCCCAGAAGTTATGGAGGGAGAAACTCCAGCAATCGGGGCAATGGCAAACGTTGACGGACAACCTGCTGAGGGAAAGTATTTAATGCCAGAAGGAAGTACTTACGTATTTGTTGCTGGTTCATTAACTGAAATCGTTGAAGCGGAAGTAGAAGATGCTGCTAAAGAAGAATTAGAAGCATTAAGAAAACAACTTGCTGACAAAGAAGCTGAATTATTGGCAAGCGCTGATTTATTGGCTGAAAAAGAAACGCAAATTTTAAACATTGCTAAAGAAGTAAAAGAGCTTAAGGCTGGTATTACTTCAAAAGTAATTGTAGATTCTAAAAAAGACCCTAAAGACGGAGAGGGTGACGATTTAACTCCGGCGCAAAAAGCATTAACAAACTTAAAACAAAAACGTAAATAATGGCAACAGCAATTTCAAGTGCTTTTTCTTTTAACAGAGAAGAGCTTAAAGACTGGTCAAAAGTAATCAACGAATTAACTTTTGGCGATCCTACCTTAAATGATTTACACGAAATCGAACAAGGTATTAAATACAATGAGCAAATCGTATTCGCTGGACGAATGGGATTAATGGGTAAGACCGTTGCTGGTTGTACTCCAAACGCAGTAGGTGGAATTACACTAACTGAAAAAACTTGGACTCCAGTTGATATGGATTTCAGATTAGAGCATTGTTCTGCTAACGCAAACGCTCAAGACAAATTGATTCGTCAAATGTCAAAAATGAACCCAGATTTTTACAATGTAATTGAAGGTTCAAATTCGCCAGTTGGTAACTTTTTAGTTGCAAAAGTTGTTGAAGGATTCAACGAAAACTTAATCCGTCAAGCTTGGTTCAGTGATACTGCTGCTGCGCTTACTTCTGGAGGTGGTGTTTTCAAAGTTGGAACTGATTTAGGATATTTCAATTCATTGAATGGTTTGTTCAAACAAATCTTCACTGACATTCCTACAACTGATTCTAAATATGTAGCTATCGCTAAAAATGCTGGAGCTTCTTATGCTGCTCAAGCTTTGGCTTCTGGAGATGCAATCGCTACTTTAAAAGCAATGTATAGCAAAGCTGATTCAAGATTATTGGATTCTGGTGCTGCTAAATTCTACGTAACTCGTTCTTTATGGGATGGTTACTTGAATGACTTGGAAAGTTTACAAAATACTGGAAACGGAAACACTACAATCAACGAGAATGGTCAAGTTCAATTAACTTACAGAGGAATTCCAGTTGTGAAAGTTGAAGTTTTCGACAGAGTAATCGCTGCTTACCAAGATAACGGAACTAAATGGAACTTACCTCACAGAGCGGTTTTATCAACTCCTTCTAACTTAAGAATTGGTACATTAGCTACTGACGATTTCGGAACAATTGACGCATTCTACGACCAATACCATAAAGTAAATGTAATTGATGGTGTTTACGGAATTGACGCTAAACATTTAGAAAAATATATGACTGTTGCGGCTTACTAATTGTAAGCCCAACATTCTTAACTTTAAAAAAATATAGGTATGGCATGTGAAGGATTAATTTCAGCGGATATGTTATTCGACTGCGCTAACCCAGCGATAGGGGGTATTGAAACAGACGTTCTTTTGATTAATGCAGAAGACGTTGATATTGCAGCCACAACTTTTTCATCTACAAATAAAACCGTAGTTACTAACTTGGCTTTGAAGTCAGGTAAAAGTGGTTACATTTTACAAGGTGTGAAACAAGTGAATGGAGCGAATACCGAGCTTGTGAAAAAAGAAATGGGACCAGATAAATTCAAACACGTTTTTTCTGGAGTTATTTTAAACGCAAGCGCTGCAAATAAATTACAAGCTACAAACCTTTCAGAAGGTTCAAAATATGTAGTTGTAATTGAGCAAAAATGGAAAGGCGCTTCTAATGCTGACGCATTTGTTGTGTTAGGTTTGAAGTCTGGTTTGGAATTACAAACAATGACTTGGAACACAAAAGAAAATGACGGAACAATTGCTTTCACTTTAGAAAGTACAGAAGGTTACGAGGAACCAACTTTACATTTGACATTGTTGGAAACTGATTATGCTACTACTAAAACTGCATTTGTCGCTAAATTTGCGTCTTAATGTATGGAATGGCATAATATAAGTTTGGATATGATTATCGGGGGGAAAACTCCCGATAACATTCCTTACTTAAAATTATTTTTACAAGACTACAAAAAAGAATTTAACGTAGAAGTCGTAAATGCCGCTTGTAGAAAGTGCATATACACGTACCACAAAGACTTCATTAACAAATTTAATCCTATGGAATCAAATTCAAAATATAAATTATTAGCAAAAAGAGAAGGAATTTCTTTAGATTTTGGAAGCAGTATTATGGTAACAAATGCCAATCTTACTGATTCTTATGCAAAACAATTAATCAAAAGATTTAAGGATTTAAACCAAGATTTCAAAATGGAAGATTTATTTGAAATTTATCCAGTTGAAGTTGAAAAAGAAGTTGTAAAAGAAACTTCAAGAACCAAAAAAGCTAAATAATGAAAATACAAGTTCTTGACATTGTTAAAAGGCTTGTAAAATGGGATAAGAAATTAGAAATATACACAAACGGGGAAGATAACGCATACCCAGAACGTGTTGACAGACTAATCAATAATTCTGTTACGGCTAAAATGTCACTCGAAATAATGATCCAATATTTAATTGGAAAAGGTTTTGGCAATGCGGATAATTTCAAAGTAAATGATAACCAAAAATTGATTGACTTTGCAAGTGATGTTGCAGATGATATTGCAAAAAATAGAGGTTTTTTCATTCATTACGATTACAATCTAAATTTTGACAGAATTAATCCAAAAGTATTGCCGTTTGAAAAATGTAGAATAGGCAAAAAGGATTCAAAAGAATACAATTCAAAAATTTTATTCAAAAATAATTGGAACGATAGCAAAGAAAAACCTATCGTTTTTGATGTGTTCAATTCTAATCCAGATATTGTAAAATCACAAATTGAAAAGGCTGGCGATATTTCAAAATACAAAGGTCAAGTTTTGTATTACAATATGGATAGAAATTATTACTATCCACTTTCAAGAATTGACGCGGTAATGAATGATTGCGATTCAGAAAGTCAAGCCAGTATTTACAAAAATATGATTTTGCGTAAAGGTTTTTTTGGAAAGCAAGTTATTGTTACACCTCCATTAATCGACAACGATTTACCAGAGTTTATCTACAATGATTTAGGTGTTCCAGTTAGAAATAACGAATACCACAAAAGACAATCAGAAGCTGATGAAATTAAAGAAACAATTGAAAGTTTTATTGGTGCTGAAAATGCTGGTGGAGCGATGTTAATTCAATTGCCAGACTTACAAGGAAGCATTGATGATATTTTCAAAGTAATTACTATCAATAGCGAGGTTGATGACAAGATGTTTGAATACACTGAAAATTCTATCTCAAAGAATATTTTAATGGCATTCAATAACTTACCTATTTCGTTGGTAAAATCTCCAGATAGTGCAATGTTTGGTAATAGTGGCGAAAGTTTACAAGAAGCCAAAAAAATGTATTGGGAAAACACGTCAAAAGAACGTAATGTTTTAGAAACTATTATCAATGACGTGGTTCAAAATTTACCAAACTGGAATGGAAGTTACGCTAAAATAGTTTCTCTTTTTGAAGTTGATATGGAAGCGAATATTGGAGATGTGAAACGTATTGAAGCACAAGCGCAATTGAAAGGTTCTGTCGGTGGTGTTCAAGCCTTATTACAAATTCAACAAGCAGTTTCGGCTCAATTGACTGATTTGGAAAGTGCGGTTGTAATAATTGAAGAAATTTACGGAATTAGTGGGGATTTAGCACGTAAAATGTTAGGTACTCCAAAATTAGGAATTCAAAATCCTCCAGCGGTATGATAACTACACCATTAATCACTCGTGCTGAAATTCAGCAATACAAACAATTAAGTAGTTCGGTAAACACGGCAAAATTGAATGAACTTATTTTGCAATCGCAAATGGTTGATTTATTGCCGTTACTTGGCGAAAGATTGTATTACGATTTATTACAGAACCCAGAAGATAGAGTAGCTTTATTAGACGGAAGCACATACGATTACAATGGTATAACTTACACAAATGTAGGTTTGAAAGCCGTTTTGTCGCATTACGTTTACGCTCGTTATTCTATGTTTGGAGATGTAATAGATACGGCTTTTGGTTTGAAAGCAAAATTAAATACAGATGTTAGTGAGCGAATTGATACGGGTATGAAAAAGACATTGTACGAACATAACTGCAATTATGCATACAATTTGTGGCTGAATGTGGAATTGTTCCTTACAAGAACAAAAGAGCCGTTATACACAATTTGCGGAAGCCAACAAAAGAACAAAAACTTTAAAATGTCACGAATAGGATGATTACAATAATTAATATTTCAGACACAAAATTTTCTTACAATGGTATAAACTATTTTAAGAATTTCACTCCATTTGTAACTGGTAATAAAGTTAGCATTGTGAATACATACGATGCTTGTATTTCTTTGACAAATTTCCCTACTATTTATAGCGACATTAGTGTTGACGGAGTTACTTACGGAAGCGTTTCGGCTTTACAAAACGCTTTGCTTCCAGTTTTATTCAATCGTACATTTAGCCAGTCTGGTTCTTTGGGAGTTGGGTATATCCCAAAAGCAACTGGAAGTAATACATTAGGTAATAGTTTGATTTATGATAATGGAAGTGGTATAGGAATTAACACAACTATTCCATTAAGCGCTTTTACGGTAAACGGTAATTTATCTTTATTTACAACTAATCAAATAAGATTATACAATTCAGCAAAAAACAATTGGGCTGAAATGAGTTCTCCTTTATTAGGTGGGGACACTGAAATAGATTTTAAATTAGTTACAAAATCTGGAATTATTTATGTGAATCCAACTGGGAATATTGCTATTGGAAGTACTGCGCCTAATTATTTAGCAACAAATAGACGAGTTTTAGATATCAACGGAGCTACTCAATCAATGTTGGCTTTAAGTATTGGCGGTGTTGGTAAATCTTTCTTATTTTATACAGGTACTGATTTATTAGTTTCAAATGAATCAAATGGTGCTATAAAATTAAATACTAACGGAAGTCAAAAAGTAGTAATTGAAGCGGGTGGCAACGTAGGAATAGGAACAACAAGTCCAAATAGTAAAATACAAGTAGTAGGAGTTAGTGGCAACCCAACTTTAACTGCTGGTACTGCTGCAATAGCAACTTTTACTCCGAATGCAGTAGGAAATGAATTAGTAATGGGTGGTTCTGCAAGTAGTCCATTTACTTTTTGGATGCAAAACAGACATACTGGAATAAATGATTTAGCTTATCCAATTGCTTTAAACCCTTCAGGTGGCAACGTAGGAATAGGAACAACTTCGCCGAGTTATACATTACACGTTAATGGTTCAGTTGCAGGTACAAGTGCCTACAATAACTTATCAGATAAAAGATATAAAAAAGATATATTACCAATTCAAAATGCTTTAGATAAAATTTTAGCTTTAAATGGTGTTACTTTTAATTGGGATAAAGAAGCTACTGATATGAATTTAGACGATAATAATCATATTGGTTTACTTGCTCAAGATGTAGAAGAAATATTACCACAAGCAGTAACAACAGGAACAGATGAAAATCAAACCAAATCCGTAGCTTATACAGATTTAGTTCCTGTACTTATTGAAGCTATTAAAGAACTAAAAGCAGAAATAGAAATTTTAAAAACAAAATAATATGACAATATTTAAGTGGATAATTTCAGCAATGGAATGTATCAAAAAAGATGGTGATTTACAAGACGTAGTAATTACAATTCATTGGCGTTATGCTGCAACAAAAGATGGTGTTTACACTGATATGTACGGAGCAACTTCGATGCCTTTACCAACAGGAGAGGATTTTACACCTTATGAAGAACTAACAAAAGAGCAAGTTTGTGGCTGGTTAGAAGCTACTTTGGACGTTCCTACAATGGAAGAAAGTTTAGACAAACAATTGGATTTGATGATTAATCCAATAAATGTTACTTTGCCACCACCGTTTGAGAATTAATTAGTAATATATAAATAAATTTTATATTTTTGTTGAAATAACTTATTAATTTAAAATAAAAATTATGAAATTGAATTTAAACTTTAATTTGAAAGATTTACAAGGACAAGAAATACAAGACGCAAACGCTGGTAAAGCGATAGCAAGTGCTTTGGCACAAGAATCAAAAGGTGACGCATTGAAATTCTGGGATTGGGCAACAAAACTTTACAAAGGGATTGAGCTTGACTTGGATGCTTCAGATGCTGAAACATTGAAAAATTTTGTTAAAAATAACGAAGGATTGACAATTTTATTAAAAGGTCAAATCTTACCATTATTCAAGTAAAAAAAAGTGAAGTACATCAATTATATATTTACTTCTTTAATTTTATTATTCGTACCTATCTACGGCTTGTTGATAGCCGTAGGTAGCGCGATAGTTTTAGATACTTTTACTGGAATATTCAAAAGCATTAAATTGAACGGGTGGAAATCAATAAGAAGCCGAAAATTATCGAATATAATTTCTAAAATGGCATTATACGAAATATGTATAGTGTTTCTTTTTTTAATTGACAATTTTGTTTTGAATGAGTTTGTCAAATCTGCTTTTGGTTTTGACTTTATGTTCACAAAGATATGCGCTATCTTATTAATTTTTGTTGAGCTTGTTTCAATTAAAGAAAACATTGAGGAAACTTTCAAAATTGATATTTGGCAACTTCTTAAAAAATCTTTCAATAGAGCAAAAGAAATCAAATCTGATATTAACGATATTACAAATTAAATGAAACTATCAAAAAATTTAGATTTAATTGAAGTGACACGTAGCACAGAAGCAAAAAGACGTGGAATAAACAATTCTCCTACGGCTGAACATTTGGCAAATCTTAAATTATTATCTGAAAAGGTTTTCCAGCCAATTCGTGACCATTTTGCGGCACCAATTCATATTTCAAGTGGTTATCGTTCAAGTATATTAAATAATGCAATTGGAGGAGCGACAAAGAGCCAGCATTGTAAAGGTCAAGCAATTGATATTGATGTTGATGGGACCAGCATAACAAACAAACAAATTTTTGACTTCATTAAAGACAATTTGGAATTTGACCAATTGATTTTTGAATTTGGAAATGATTCAAATCCAGATTGGGTACACGTTTCTTATTCTAAAGACGGAAACAGAAAACAAATTTTGAGAGCTAAAAAAGTAGGTATTAAAACTTATTACCAGAATTATGCGTAGATACTTAATTATCTTATTGCTTTTACTTTCAAGCTGCGGAGCGAGAAAAGTTGCTATTGTAAAAAATGACACTAAAATCACAATAGACTCAACCGCTATTGTAAAAACAGATAGCACCGCTACAATACAAAACAATATTGTAATAGATAATCAGTCGCAAGAAATTGAAATATCGCCAATAGATAATTCAAAAGAAATCTTCATAAATAACATACCTTACAAAAACGCTCGTATAAGGATTAAAAATACCAGAACCAAACAAAGTGACACGAGCTTTAAAAAAGTTGCTCTGGTAAAAGAAAAAACGGCAAAAAAAACAATTGAAAAGAAAGTTTCAATAAAAGAAAAGCATATAGATAAAAAAACTAATTATTTTATCTATTTATGGCTATTACTAATCCCAGTTGGAATGTATATTTATAGACAAATCAAAAATAAATTGTTCCTATAAAAAATCTAATTATGTCAAAACAAAGAATTAGATTGAGCGAAATGGAAGCTATTGCATTAGGCTTGACTTTGAAAAAGAAAAGTGGCAAAATGTTAGGTAACCAACGTTATTTCGTATCAGAAGAACAAATCCAGCAACTCCAAAAAATTAGAGATTTCCACGCAACTGAATTCAAGGAAATTAGAAGAACGCTAAACGATAGCGGAAAAGTAATTAGCACGGTTGAAAAGTTAGGTCAAAAAAAATTAATTGATATTCCTTTAAACCACGAAATAAAAAGAGTTTCTACAAATGTTTCAAATGGTCAGCAATGGATAATTACAGAGCCAATAAAAGAAAAGATTGTAGATTTAGAACAAATTGACTTCTCAAAATTTTTTGAAGGTAAAATTATCCCCGTTGATGTTCAGCCAAAAATAGTAAAATCAAAAGCTTTATTTGATAGAGCCGTTTTGACAGATGTACACGTTGGAATGAAAGTGAGTGACGGTCATTCTTTGTATGACGGAGTTTGGAATGAAGATGAACTTTTTAAAAGACGTGATGTATTTGTAAATGAAATCATAAATAATCATAAATCAAATAAACTTTTAATCCACGATTTGGGTGATTTTATGGATGGTTACAATGGTTTGACTACCAGAGGAGGTCACGAATTGCCGCAGAATATGGATAATCAAAAAGCGTTTGATGTGGCTTTGAGTTTTAAAATAACTTTGATAGACGCTTTAATTCAGTATTACAATGAAATACACATTGTAAATATTTGCAACGACAATCATTCTGGTTCTTTTGGCTATATTGTAAATTCTGCTTTCAAGTCTTATATTGAGCTAAAATATAAAAATGTTTCGGTTGTAAATCAAAGAAAATTCATTGACCATTATTTGTTTGAAAATCGTTGTTTCATTCTTACCCACGGGAAAGACGATAAAAGTTTGAAATTTGGTTTTAAACCACATTTGGATGCGGTACAAATTGAAAAAATAAAAAACTACATTGACGAATATAAATTGCACGGATATCAAATTGAATTTTCAAAAGGCGATAGTCATCAATTACTTTTTGACTTAACCAGCTCAACAGCTTTTGAATACCAAAACTTTGGGGCATTTAGTCCTCCGTCTGACTGGGTAAAGGTAAACTTCAAAAACACAAAAAGCAGTTTCACTACAATGAATTATTACGAAAAGCAAAAAACAATCAATAATTATATTTTCTAATTTCAAATAAAAATCCCTTTAAAATCAAGCCATTCTAACCGAGTGGTTTTTTTTATTTAATTTTTTTTTAAATTTTTTTTGTCTTTCACTTGTTAATTAAAAAATAATTATTAAATTTGCATATCAAAATTAAATAATAATCAAAATCAAACATTATGAAAAACTTCCTATCAAAGGCTATTTGCCAACAAAATTTCGCTTACTTAATAGCAATGTACATTCTTTTTCAATTTATCTTTAGAAGCTAACATTATGATAGACACTTATAACAACGAGCCAGATTACTTCGACAAATTAGAAGCGCAAGTAAAAGATGAAAGAACAGAAATTGAAGTTCTTGAAGATTATATCAAAGACACTTTTGATGATGATGAGCTTACCGCTTTGATAGATTCAATTAAAATGAGAGCAATTCTTATGTATAAAACAAACAAAAGAATAAACGAAATTGAATTAGAATTATCAATGTTTGGAAATATCTATCCAGATAATAAAATTGAATTAGCAAGTAAAAAATTATTACTTACTAAACTAATTAACGATTTGTAATTATGAAAATATTTAGAAAAGTTTACGAGTTGAATTACGAGTATGATATGTTTTTTGTTTACAGAAGCATTGAATTTTTTGGCTTGAAAATTAGTAAAAAATTACTCAAAGAATTTATTACAATTGAAGCTGCCGTAAAATATTTAAAAACATTAAAATAAAAATAATATGGCACGTATAGATATTGATATAGAAGATTATTTAGACGAAGTTAGTACTTATAGTTTAATATCTGAATTAGAAGATAGAAGATTAAGCAAAGAAAATACGGATAGACTTAGAGCTATAATACAAAAAGACGGTGTGATCGGCAAGTTAAACGAATTAAGTTCATTATCATTATCAGATTTAATGAAGCTTGAAGAATTTTTAGAAACATTATAAAAGTAATTATGGAAAAATTAAAAATAACACTTGAAGATTGGGACTATACTTGCGGTGATGGTTGCTGTACTTCTTACGGTACTTATTTGTATTTAAACGGAGAAAAATTAGAACATCCTAACCCACAAGTACACGATAACAGTTATATAGGAATGGATGTAGAGAATTCATTAGAAGCTGTGTTGAAAAAGTTAGGTTACGAAGTTGAGTTTGAACATAAACACGAAAATTATAATTAGAAACAGAAATGAAAGAAACAAAAAACGAAAGAAACGCTGGAAGAAAACCTAAATTCAAAAAAGGAGTAAAAACTTTTGTCATTGCTGACAAACTTCCCCAGCCAGTTGAAAAACAAATTAGAAACTATATTGAAGAAGTTTCAAAACCATTCTTAAATGACGAACCAATTAAATCAAGAAAAAATGAGCAATAAAAATAAAAAGAACAAAGAAAATAATGCCGAACGTTTTAATCGTTGGATGAAAGAAAAAGTTCAGTCTATTTATTATTCTGATAATCTGAAAATGTGCAATGCTTACGAAAGAGTTTTAAAATATGAGTAAGAAATATACTGGAGTAACTTACCATAGAAAATTAGGCAAATATGAATCACGTGTTACATATTCTGGAATCACATACAAAGCTGGTTGGTATGACACAGAAATTGAAGCGGTACGTGCCAGAGATTTGCTTATTATCAAAAAAGGATTGCCAGTAAAATTGCAAATATTAAAACCAATTTAACAAATAAAAAAGACAGAATAATTAGTTTAAATAAAATTTTTTAATTAAATTTGTTTATCAATATTAAAAACCAAAAATATGAATACACAAGTTCAAACTACCAGCCAGAAAAAAGGCTTTGCACAATTGTTGGATAGTCCAGCTATTAAAGAAAGAATCAAGGAGGTTCTGAAAGACAGAGATACACAATTTGTCAGTTCGGCTTTGAGTCTTTTTAATGCGAATGATAAATTACAAGCGTGTGAGCCAGCAAGTCTATTCAATGCTTGTTTGACCGCAACTTCACTTGGATTACCAATTAATAACAATCTTGGATTTGCTTACATCATACCTTATGGTCGTGAAGCTCAATTTCAAATTGGTTACAAAGGTTTTCGCCAATTGGCAATCAATTCAAATCAATACAAAAATCTTGAAGTAAAAGAAATTTACGAAGGTCAATTGGTGGAAGATGATAGTTTTGGCGGATATCACTTTGAATGGAAGTCCAAGACGAGCGAAAAAGTAATTGGTTACGCTTCGTACTTCAAACTTTTAAATGGCTTTGAAAACGTGTTTTTTATGCCTATTGAAGAAATAAATAAACACGCAAAGAAATATTCACAGACTTTCAAAAAATATGGAACTGGATTGTGGAAAGACGACTTTGATAAAATGGCGAAAAAGACTGTTGTTAAATTACATTTGAATTCTGGATTTGCTCCACTTTCAATTGAAATGCAAAAAGCTTCAGCGGTTGACCAGTCAGTTATTAAAGATGACGGAAATTTCAAATATCCAGATAACGAACCAATTGACCTTGAAACTTTGAATGAAAAAGAGGAAGACAAAAGAACACTACAATTTTTAAATTCTGTTTCAAATATTGATGAATATATGGAATTGAAAGATAGCGTTCCCACAGAAGTGTTCAATAGACTTTTTGAACAATTTAACGATGTAGAAAATAATTTAATTTTAAATCAACAAAAATAATGGAATTACAAGGAATTTTAACTTACAGAAGCGAAACTCAACAAATCACAGAAAAATTTTCAAAACGTGATTTTGTTATTAAAACAGATGAACAATATCCGCAAGAAATTAAATTTGAATTGCACCAAGATAAAACGGATTTAATAGACCCTTATTCAGACGGAGAACTAATTAAAGTTGAATTCAATTTACGTGGTCGTTCTTATACCAATAAAGATGGTGTTACACAATATGCGAACACTTTACAAGCTTGGAGAATTCAAAAGTAATTTTTATAATCAGCGAGGTTTAAAATAAATCTCGCTTTTTTTATATAAAATTTGTTAATTAAAATTTATTTATTAAATTTGCTATTCAAAATCAATAAAAATCAATATTATGAAAACCGAAGTTACATTTGAAAATTACCTATTTCGTTGTTCTGGACTTGGCTCTTTGATGACTGGTGTAAAACCAAACTTGACAGAAAATCAAGAAAAAACAATGATTGACTTACTTGAAAAACAAAAAGTAGGAAAGATAACAGAGAAGCAAACGATTACACTTGGAGATTTATTAGCTAAAAAACACGCACCAATTGAGCTTTCCGCTGGTGTTAAAACGTATTTGAAACAATTGCATCGTGAATATATTTTCAAAAGAAGCAATATTATGAAAAGCAAATACACTGAAAAAGGTATTCAAGTTGAGGACCAGTCTTTGACTTTGTATTCTAACTTTATCGGAAAGCCGTTTTTCAAAAATAAAGAGCGTTTCAAGAATGAATATTTTAGTGGGGAGCCAGATAACAAAGCTGGAGTGATTCGTGACATCAAATCATCTTGGGATTATTCTACATTTCCAATGTATGATACTGAAATTAAAAATCAAGATTATGTGTACCAGCTCAACGGGTATATGGATTTAACTGGAATAGAAGAAGCCGAGTTGATTTATTGCCTTGTTGATACTCCACATAAGATTATCAATGACGAAATTAGACGAGCGGATTGGAATTATAACGTAATGGATAATGACGGAAACATTCGCGAAGATTCTATTCATTTAATTGTTGAAATTGTTCAAAATAAAATTTATACTCATAAAGGATTGTTAGAATTTTGCGAACAAAATCCAAGTGTAAATATTGATTGGTTCAAAGACTTTAGAGAAATTCCAGAAAATATGAGAATTAAAATTTTCAAAACTTCAAAAGACCAAGTTTTAATAGATTCAATAAAAAGCCAAATTGACAAAGCGAGAACATTTTTAAATGATTTGAGTTTGGAATTGGCAAATCAAATTATATAAAATGGAAATAAAATCCAAACACTGCAAAGGAACTGGATTGGCAAAAGGGTTCGGTTGTAATAAGCTGACCCCTTTTCGTCATTACGGATTGTGTTCAAGCTGCTATCCAGATTGGTTGCTAAATTCTGAAAATGGGAAAATCAAAATGGCAAAAGCTTTAAACAAAGTTCAAGCTCCAAGAAAAAGCCTTGAAAAAGCCGAAAAGGAAAAAAAAGAATTGACTTCTTTGAAACTGGCGCATAACACAACAAAAACCGCAATACATTCTTTTGTTAGAGAACGTGACGCTGGAAAACCTTGTATTAGTTGTGGTGTTCTTTGGAATAAAGAATTTCAAGCTGGGCATTACTATCCAGCTGGAAGCTTTGAAACATTAAAATATGATTTAGATAACATACACGGACAATGTATTCAATGTAATTTATATAAAGAAGGAAATTTTGAAAATTACACTTTACGTTTGCCTTACAGAATTGGAAAAGAAGCATTTGATAGAATTGTCAAATTAGCTGGGATAGATAAACAATTTCAAAAATTTTGGGATGTTGACAAATTAAAATCAATTCGGGAACAAATTAAGCAATGGAAGAAATAGAAATAATTGCTATTGAGTTAAAAACTGGCATTGTAAGAAAGAAATATATGCAATTAGATGAATGGCTTCACTTTCATAAAAACAAGCGAAAAAAAGGCTTTCAGTACATTGCTTACAAGAAAGGTTTTTCTCAATTTAAAATTACAAACGAAAAAAAATGATAAATAATTTTTTTTATTTAATTAATATTTTTAATTTAGCTCCGTGGTTGACTTCTCACTTATACTCAACCTAAAGAAATTTTACAACGGCTATAATGAAAAACGAAGTGAGAAGCGTTTGGATTTATAGCCGTTTATGTTTTAAATATAATACACGAATTATGGCTAAAGAACTACCCTATTTTAAATTTGAGCCAAACCAATGGGAGAATGGGAATATTCAAATTTGTTCAAGAGAAAATAAAGGATTATTTATTGACTTATGTTCTATGTATTGGTCAAGACTTGGTGACTTACCAGTTAAATTGGCAATACAAAAATTATGCGCTGGTAATGCGAACGCATTAAATTCGCTATTCGATGAAAATATAATCGAACAAAAAGATGGGTATATTTGTATTGATTTTTTGAATGAACAATTGTCTGAATTTAAAAATACAAGCTCACAAAATAGCAAAAATGCAAAAGAACGCTGGGAAAAGCACCGAAAACAAAAGGAAGAAAGCGAGCGCAATGCGACCGCATCAATCTCGCAAAGCGAAAGTGATACCATAAAAGAAAATAATATAATAGAAAATAAAATAAAAGAAAATAATATTGAAGAACGCAAATTAAAATTTGCTACCTCGCTTTCTATTTTCAATTCTATTTATGAACGTAAAATGATAAAAGATTTTTACGAATATTGGACAGAACCAAATAAATCAAATTCTAAATTTAGAATGGAAATGGAAAAAACTTGGGATTTGGAAAGAAGATTAAAAACTTGGGCAAGTCGTGACAAAGGTTTTCAATCAAATAAAAAAGAAAGTGAGCCAATTGTTGCTGGAAGACAAACCGCTTCAACTATCCAACAAAATTTAGATACTACTGGACTTTATGTTCCAAGCCAACAAAACAATCTTTAAAATGGAAAATCAAATTCAAATTACAAATTCAGAAAATTTTTATTTACAAAAAAGACAAAGCGTTCAAATTGAAATAAATTTGCCAGTCAAATCCTTTTTGCAAAAATCATACGACTTCAAAAAAATTAAAGAAATAAAAAAAGACCCTAATTTTGTTTTTTTAGTTACTGGTTGGATTACACAAACTTCTGTATTAATGGAAATTAAAAATCCAATTGATAGTTTTATGAAGCAAGATATTATTAATATGCTTGATGGTTACTGGTCAAATTTCACTTTTGAAGAAATGGTAAAAGCTTTTGAAATGGAGCGTTTCGGTCAATTCACAGAACAAACAGAACATTTCCAGCTTTTTAATTCTACTTACATCGCAAAAGTTTTTAAGAAATACCAAAAATGGAAGTCAGAAAAAAAGATAGAATTAAATATTTCAAACGAAATACAAGCTCCAGAAAAAACAGAAGAAGAAAAGTTTCAATTAATGACTGAAGCTATAAATAGAAAATACAATGATTTTAAGAGTGATAATGAAGTAAGTGAACCGCTTGTGTATATTTTTGACGAACTTGTCTTGAGGGGATTAATTCACGTGCCAAAAGATAGCGATTCACAATATTGGGATTATTATATCAAGAAAAATATAAAAGCTCGTAAACTATTGGAAATTCAATTGAAAAACCAGCCAACTCAAAATTCAAGCGAACGTAAAGCAATAAAAAAAGAATTAGATAATATCATCCACGGAGAAAGTAAAAAAATTGATGTGATGGTTAAAAAGTTAATCTTAATAGATTTTTTTACAAGAGCTAAAAATGAAAATAAATCAGTAATAATTTAAAACCAAAAAAAATGAACAACGAAAAATCAGATAAAAATATGTTAGTATTGTTGGAAGCAATTATTCTTATCCAGCTATTATTAGAAAACTTGGAGGAACTTCAAGGAACGCATTACAATAAACAAAGACTCAAACAACAAATGAATTCTTTAATTAAAGAACTTGAACCATTAGCTGAAAGGGATTACAATGTTGTTTTCAATAATGGTCAAGAAGAAACAATTAAAATTGCAAATGAATATTCTAAAATGGTAAAATTCATTTCCCTTCAAAAATTACCTTCAAAAGTTGCGCTGACACAAATTGTTGAAGCTTGGAATATAGACCACGAAATAATAGAAGCGACCGTTCATAGAATAAATAATAAAAAAAAGAATGCTAACAAATAAAATTATCAATAAAATATTTTCAGACGCTGGTATTAAAAATCATCGTCTTTTAAATAAGCACCATTCAAAATACACAGAAATAGATTATCAAGTTTTGGAAAGTATTAAAAATGGAAAAATACCAAAAAATCCTTTTTATGTTCAAAAAACAAATGGAGAACTAAAAAAAGTAATTAGAATTTCAGATGGTGAAATATTTGATTCAGTTGCTGATTGTGTTGAAAAAACTGGATTAACAAAACAAAAGATTTACAATTTATTAAATACTAAAAGTACAAAAGAACCGATTTATCAATATTTAGATTAAAAAAATTAAAAAAAACATTAAATTTTAAAAATTATTTTTAAATTTGTTCTTGTATTGTCGCAGATACTTATAAAAATTTAAATAAATTCCACTAATGATAAGACTGCGACCTTTGATTTGGTGGTTTTTTTATTTTATGAAAAATTTAGAATGGAAACCATTTTATTACAATGGTTTAGAAACAAACATTGAAGTCACAAAATGTGGTCGTATTAAAAAAATACCAAAAGAATGGTATGGAAAAGGTAGCGGTTCAAATATGGTTTTTTATGGAGAAATAACAAATGAAAAAATAGAAATATCTATAAAAAATTACAAACAAGTTTTTGTTCAAATTAGCGGTTTAAAACCAAAAAGAATACCAATTCATCAAATTTTAGCATCTGTATTTTTAGGTTATAAATTTCAAGGTCATAAAATGGTAATTGACCATATTGACAGTAACACTTTAAATAATTCAATAAGTAATTTAAGAATAGTAAGTCAAAGAGAAAATTGCTCAAAAGAAAGAGTAATAAAATCAGGTTTACCAGTTGGTGTTCATTATAGAAAAGATTTAAAAAAATATAGGGCAAAAATAAGAATTAACCGAAAACAATTATGTTTAGGATTATATAAAACAATTGAAGAAGCTTCAAATGCATATCAAGAAAAATTAAAACAAATTTAAAAATGAAAGTAATAGCTCACAGAAATAGAATTGAGTCACAATTAATTTCTTATAAAAGATATTTGAAATTTTGCCCAGAAGAAGCACTCGGAAAGCTTTGTATTGAAATTGCCAAACTGGAACACAGAATGGAAACAATACGAAATATGAGTATAGACCAATTAAATAGTCAAGTACCTTGGCAATATTCAGTCAGACAAAGTAAAGCCAATAAATTAAGTCCAGATACAATTTATGAATTTTTAAATAAATAACTATGAAAAACATACACGTATTACCAACAGATAAACCGAGTAGGTTAATGATTGATACAATAGAGAATAAATTGTATTTACAACCTATTTTACACGAAAAAACTATTAATGTTTTAACACAAAACATCTACATCACTTCTGATAAGGAAATTAAAGATGAAATATTAAGATGGATTATTGATAATAGAGAAGGTATGAATGGTTTTATTCATCAAGTATCTGTTATTTTAGATTCTAAAATATGTCCTGAAATAATCCTAACCACAGACCAAGATTTGATTCTTGATGGTGTGCAAGCTATTGATGATGAGTTCCTTGAATGGTTTGTTAAGAATCCGAGTTGTGAGAGTGTTAGGGTAAATAATTTATGTTATGGTGCTTTGGGCGGATTTGCTGATGCAGGTTACAAAATCATCATTCCAAAAGAAATAGGTTTTAAAGTGGAAAATGGAAAAAGAACTGAAACTTTTACAAACGACCCATTAATTACTACAGGAACAGTATATACGGGAACAAGTGGAACAACTGCTGGGTTTATGTGGAGCGAACCAACAAGATTACAAGTAAATGAACGAATAGATAGTATCGAGATGATTTATGAAGAAACATCACTTGCAACTTTAACTATCCATCCTTCCCAACCACCTCAAAAGAGATACTTTAAAATTGTATTTAGTTGTGTAGATGGTTTATGGAATAAATCTGAAAGAATATACGGAGAAAAAATTGAACGTGAAGAATATTTTGAATTTAAAAATAAATAAGATATGAAAAAGAAATTAATAGAGATATATTTTAAAACACTCGAAAGTATTAAAACACTTGAAATGGAAAAAAGAATGTTTGAAAATACTTATTTGTGGGGTAAAGGTAAGGAATTAAGACAAGAGAAATTAAAGTTAAAGTTAATAGAAAGTAGGTTAAATAAAATTTAAAAACAAATAAAATTATGGGAATATTAATAGGGTTTTTAGGATACTTTTCATTAGGATTGATTATAGGAACTATAATCTTAATTACATTTATTAAACTGTACAAAACTTTTAAAAACAAATAAGATATGAAACTATTTAAAAAAAATAACTGGTCAAAGTGGGAACATATAATGTTCATAGAAGATTTTGGAGCTGGAATACCAACATTTGAGTTGTTAAAAAGAACAGATTTAGACACAGGACTTACAGAATATACACAAGTAAAAGTTTCAAGTTGTGTTCATAATTTACATTCAAAATTAACAGAACAATTTAAAAACAAATAAGATATGAAAACAGCTTTTTATTTTATGTTAGGAATTGTGATTGTAATACTAACATCAGCAACAACAGTTTCTGTAATGACTGTTAAACCAGCAAAGCCTAAAGGAACAATAGTTTTTACTATTGATTATGGACAAAGAAGTGTAAAAGAAGCAATAAACAATTATATTAGACAAGGATATATTGTTAAGTCTGTTGCAGGAACTTCTCGATACGAAGATACTTGGATAGTAGTAATGGAAAAATATTAATTTAAAAACAAATAAGATATGAAAATAGAAGTTAATCAAGATGATTCGTTTCAACTAGAACAAGTTTATTTACCAATAAAATTGGTAACAGATGATAAAGAAGAAATGACTATCGTAATGAGAGATAGTGGATTTGAGTTTAAATATCAAAAAGATTGGTATAATGCAAAAGAAGGTAAGGTTGAGTTAGTAAAAAAAGTACAAATTTCAAATAGTGATTTATCTTTAGGTTCTTATACAACTACTAACAGTAGTTACTTTGGAAACCCAGTATTAAATGGACTTACTTGCCCTAAATGTAAAAGTGAATTATTAGATTCTAAACCTAACGTTGTTTTAACCTCTTATCCTTGTCAAAAAACAACTAAATGTTCAAGTGACAAATGCGATTATCAAGGATATAGAACAATTTAAAAATAAATAAGATATGATAACTCAAGATTTATTAAGTGAAATTATACAGGACACTTCTTTTAACGGTAAGTACGTTAGATTTTATGAAATGTTACAAGATGAATTAGATAATTATTCTGATAGTAAAATTGTAGAAATGAAAGGTACGTTAAAATTTGTAAGTCCAAATCTATCAAGTAAAATTGATTTATACGATAAAATGAAAGTGTTATACGAATATTCAAAATTAATTTAAAAAAAATAAAAATATGAAAAACCAAGAATCAAAATTACAAGAAATTAAAGTAAAATTAGACAAATCAAACGCAAGATTATATAATTTTTCAAATGAACTTTACTTACAAACTTCAAATTTGTGTGGTGATTTTCCAAGACCTACAAATCAATTACCTAACGAAGAAGTTGATAATTATTATGTAGATATTTTTAAAGGTCAAATATTATTTCAGAAATATATTACTGCAGATATTGAAAATACATTAAATATTTTAAAATCAGCTACAAATAAATAATATGCAAGAAAAATTAAAGCAAAAATTTGCACAGAAAATGTTGGATGAGAAATTAGATTTCTTACCATTAGAAGAATCACTACAATTAGTAGAGTGTGATATTAATTTAGATACTAGATTTCATTACGTGTGTAGTATTGAAGAAATTGGAGATGATTATAATCATTTTGAAGAGTTTACTCACGGAATTTGTCCAGCTCCAACTTATATTGACTTAATTAAATAAAATCAGCTACAAATAAGATATGAAACAAGAAATTCCACAAATAGGGACAAAAGAATTTAATGATTTAGCTTCTGCTTATTTTGGAGGTAAACCTAAACAAGAAACACTTGAAGAAGCTTTTGAAAAATATGATGAACTAATTTAAAAACAAATAAGATATGAGACCAAAAGAAAAAGCAGAACAATTAATTAGAAAATATTATTCATTTGGAATTAATAAAGAAGGTCAAACATTAAGTTGGGACGAAAGCAAACAATGTGCATTAATAGCAGTTTATGAGATATTGAATATAAATTCAGTAGATAAAGATTATGATTTATCAAACTATTGGGAAGAAGTTAAACAAGAAATTAAAAACCTTTTAAAAAATAAAGATATGAAAACAGAAGAAAAAGTATTAGTATTAAAAAAAGCTGAAGATTTCCAAAAGGACACAGTATTTTTTTCAATGGATAAAAACCGAAATGAAATTTTAAAGCTATGCCCTAATGGAGATATTTTTGTAAAAGGTAGATTAGCAGAAAATGACAAACAAGTTGTTGAGGCTTTAAAAGAGTGGTTAAATAGTCAAGGGTTTAGCATTTAAGATATGAAAAAGACCACAATAGATATACCAATATACTGTTGTAAGTTAACTATTATATTAGATGAGGATTTGTCTTATGTTGAAAAGAAATATAAGACAAAGTCTCTATCTGATTTTGGAGCAGTTACATTAAAAGACGAGAGTAAGTATAGACATTATATTATAGGGTTTACAGACGCGACTCATCTAAGCAACATACCACACGAAATAGTACATTTGAAGAACTCTATATACATAGATTGCGCAATGGAAGTAGATAGATATAATGATGAACCTGAGGCTTATTTAACAGGTTGGTTGTTTGATCAAATTTATGAATTTAAAAAATAATTATGAAAACAAAACCAATAGATAAAAACGAAACTATCTGGGAGCAAGAAAAAAGATTAAAAGAAGAAGCCAAAGAACTTTCAGAAAAGCACAAAGATGTGAAACCAATAAAATACGATTTAAAAAGATGAAAAATCAAAACAATACATTACACGCAAATTTAGTTTATAACACAAAAAAAAGAGAAATGAAATACAACGAACTTGAAGCATTAGTGATTAGCTGGGCAGAACAAAAAGGCATATTAGAAAAGGGAACTCCAGACGCTCAATGTTTAAAAACATTTGAGGAAGTAATGGAATTGTCAGAGGCAATATATAAGAACGATAAAGAGGAGATAATTGACGCGTTGGGAGATATACTCGTTACGATAATTATCCAAGCTGAAATGCAAGGATTAAAGCTTGAAGAATGTTTGCAAAGTGCTTATGATATAATTTCAAAAAGAACTGGAGTAATGCGTGACGGGCAATTTCATAAAGATTAAAAAAAATAAAAAAAAATTACATTTTGTTTTGTAATTAAAAAATATTAATTAAATTTGCCTATCAAAATCAATCAAATATCAATTTTAAATCAAATCAAAATGTCAAGTCAATCTTTATTCACAATCAAAAAAAATCCAACAGAATTTCAAAACGTTAAAATCACATCAAGTAAAGTTGCTCACGAAGTAATTTCACAATATTACGGAGATGACATTGATGTTTTTGAATCATTTTTTATTCTTTTAGTAGATAGAAAAAATACAACAACTGGCTATGCTAAAATTTCACAAGGAGGTATAGCTGGTACCGTTGTTGATATTAAAATAATTGCAAAATACGCAGTTGATAGTTTAGCTTCTGGAGTTATTTTAGCGCACAATCATCCAAGTGGAAATTTGAATCCAAGCGACGCTGATAAACAAATTACTAAAAAAATAAAACAAGCTCTCCAGCTTTTAGATGTTCAAGTTTTAGACCATTTAATTTTGACATCAAATGGGTATTTATCATTTACTGACGAAAATTTAATGTAATTATGACAAGGATAAATGCATACATAGAACCATTTGAATTGACTGACCAGCATTTACTTGCGGAAATTAGAGAATTACCAAGAGTTTTCAATACTATCAAATCTGGTAAAGCGGTAATAAAAAATATTCCAGAAAACTTTTCTTTAAATCAAGGTCACGTTAAATTTTTTTATGACAAATTAAAATACCTCGTTCAAAGGCATAAAGATTTAGTTTCAGAAGCTGAAAAACGTTGCTTCAATGTTTTAAATTATTCTAATAGCTATACTGAATTACCAAATGAATTATTTAATGATTGGAACCCAAATTTAATCGTTAGAGAAATTTTAAAAGAAAGGATTAACGAAAGGTTACAAGGAATGAAAAATTTACGTTACAATAGACAGCCAGTTGAATTTACAAATATCAAAATCAAATAAAATGAAATATCAAGAAATCAAAAATCAAGAACCAATTTTAGAAAAATGTTTTTTCGCATTTTCAAATCAACAATTCGCAGAAGGTAAGGAGAAATGTGGAATCATAGACGAACAAATTTTTGACGGAGGAGCTGGTCTTTACGGAACGAAAGAAGGACTTGAAAAATTAAGAAACTATTACACGGAAATAGAAAAAAGAATTGCCGTTGAATGTACCCCGCAAGAAGTTTACGATTATGAATATTCAAATCACGAATGTAGTTATATTGGAGATGATGAAGAAGCTATTTTGATTGTGATTTCTATATTTGGAGTACAACTCGCAAAAGATGTAGTTAGAAAATTTGCATACTATCAATTAAATTAAATCAATATTAAAATCAAAACCAAATGAAAAAATTTTTAGAAATAAAATCAAAAGGGAAAATTGACATTCAAGCTTTTTATTTAATCGGAGCCAGTTCAAAAAGAAATGACTCTTCAAAAATTGGAATGTACGGAAGTGGTAACAAATATGCAATTTCAACGCTTTTAAGAAAAGGAATTGAATTTTATGTTTTCTCTGGTAAAGACGAAATCAAATTTACAACTCGTGACCAAAAATTCCGTGACCAAAACTTCAAAGTAATTTTAATCAATGGAAACGAAACTTCTCTAACTACCACAATGGGAGGTAATGATTGGGACACGGCTTTCGCTCCAATTCGTGAAATTTATTCAAACGCAATGGATGAAGATGAAGATGCGGAAATAAACGAAATTGAAGTTATAGACCCAGAAGAAGATTACACAAAATTCTATATTGAAATGACCCCAGATGTTGAGCATTTCTATAAAAATGTTGGATTGTATTTTTGCACTAAAAATGAAAATGTAATTTTTGCAAATCAATACGGCGCAATTTATAAAAATGCAGATAGCGATTTTAAGACACGAATTTTTAGAAAAGGTATATTGGCTTATGAAAACCAAAACAAATCCGTTTTTCACTATAATTTTGTTGATATAGAGATAAACGAAAGCCGAGTAATTAAATATCAATTCCAACTTTACAATAGGATTGCTGTAATTTTAAAATTATGCAATAACGAATCAGCGATTAATGTTTTGATTTTTGCTCTAACTGGAGCGAACGCTGGTTTTTATGAACACAAAGCTGAATACGAAATTGGAATACCATTTTCAGAAGCTTGGCTAAATGCTTGTAAAGACAAAAAATTTGCTCCAGTTGAATTTGCTTCAATGCTTGACGCTGAAGAATTAAAAGGTAGAATTACACTCCCAATGAATTTACTTAAATCTTTGAAATTACAATTTGATGAAATAGATGTTCTTGGGTTAAATGATAGTTCAAAGAAATCAGATACGAATTATGTGATTGTAAAGCCAAAAGAAAATTTTGTAAACAAAGTCATAGACGCGGTTGGAAAGCTTCTTGAAACTTCTTATTTAGACCGCTGGGATAATCCAGAGATTGAATACGTTCAATTTTTAGATAATAACATTCTCGGACAAGCAGAAAAAGGAAAGATATTACTTTCAACAAAATTAGATATTTATGGAATTGATGAAATTGCCAAGATAATTATTGAGGAAAACGAACACAATATTTCTGGACTTGGCGACGAAACAAGAGCGTTTCAAAATCATTTATTCAACTTATATTATAATCAATTGCAAACAAAATAATTAAAAAAAGTATTTTTATTAAAAAAATCATTACTTTTGTTATGGTTTTGAATTAATATTGATATTTTGATTAAGGGAGTTGCTTCCAAAACGTAACTCCCTTTTTATTAACTCTAAAAAACTATATTATGTTCAACTTTTTCAAGACTACAAACAGACACTCTTTAGAAAAACCAAAAAATCAAACTTCTGAAATTCTTTTTGAATTAATTAATAACAAAAATGCAAGTCGGTCTGAACTTACAGAAATGACTGGTGTTTTAAATGTTACCGCAATTATTTCAAAAATTAGGCTTACGCACGAAATAAACATTAAATGCGATTTGAAGGAGATAAAAAACAAGCACGGCAGAAATGTTCGTTTTGGTATTTATAGTCTAACAGACGCATCAAGAATGGCTGCATTAAGAAAGTACAATCAAATCAATAAATAGAAAATGAAAATTGAAGTAATTAAAATCAACAAATTAATTGGTAACAATGGTCAAATTAATGGTTTGCCAAAAAATCCAAGAATTATTCGTGACGCAAAATTTGAAAAATTAAAACAATCAATCATTGATGACCCAGAAATGTTAGAGCTTCGCGAAGTTATTGCGTACGATAACAATGGAGAGTTAGTTGTTATTGCTGGAAATATGCGTTTAAAAGCTTCGCAAGAAGTTGGTATTAAAGAAGTTCCGTGCAAAATTTTACCACAAGAAACTTCAGTGGCTAAATTAAGAGCTTATATTATTAAAGATAACGTTTCATTCGGTGAAAATAATTGGGATGATTTAGCGAACGAATGGGATGCTGACCAGTTGGAAGAATGGGGTATGGATGTTTGGAAGCAAGAAGAAGATGTTGATTATAGCTTACTTGATGATGAAGATTTGTCTGATGAAATGCAAGGAATGACAGACGGAGTGAAAAAAGCTATTCAGATTGAATTTGAAGCCGAGCATTACGAAGAAGCTCAAGAACTGGTTAAATTCTGGCGAGGTAAAGAAATGTATATCGGGTATTTCCTTTTGGAGCAATTAAGAAATGAAAAAGAAAAACTTGGACCTGAAATAGAATAATATGAATTATCAAGTATATGTTATTTCAGCTGGTCGTTATGACAAATTGAATTTCACTCAAAGCCAAAAACAAAAATACATTTTTTGTGTAAAAAATGGAGAAAAGCATCTATATGAAAAACACGGATGTAAAAACGTATTTGAAACTGGTAAACTATTAGAAAGTAGAAATTTTGCACTCAAACATGCTTTTAAAAATAAAGTAATTTGCGTTCAATTATCAGATGATTTAAAAAAGGTTAGCACAAATAAGAATTTCGCTGAAAAAAAGGTTGTTGAGCTTGATTACGCAATTAATGATTTGGTAAATAAATTTTCAAAAATACCAAATGTGTATTTAATGGGAATACCTCCTACAGACAATGATTTTTATGCAAAGAATTTAATTTCAAAAAACACTTTTTGTATTGGAGATATGCTTTTTGTAAAGCCTTGTAATCTATATTTTGATGAAAGCCTAACTCTAAAGGAAGATTACGATTATACGCTCCAGCATTTACAAGCGTATGGTAATTGTTTTAGGTACCAAAAATATCTTTTTTCTTTTGAACATTATAAAAATAAAGGAGGAGCAGTTGATTATAGAACAGATGGAGAGGAAGAAAAAAATATTGCTTATTTACGCAGAAAGTGGAAAGAAAAAATTAAAATGAATCCAAAACGTAAAAACGAAATATTGATATGAAAAGAGTTGATTTAATAAAAGTTGAACACGCTACAAAGATTGGTCAGAAATGCCCTTACATTGAGCCAAACATTACAGAAGATTGTATATTCTATGAAAACGGAATACCAATAGGCTTTTACATAAAAGAAATCTCAAAGTATTCTGAAAAGGCACAAAAACTTGCTGACCTCGCCAATGTTGAATTTCTTTCAAAGAATGTTCCAAAAACAAAACTTGACCGCTCTGATGTATTGAAAGCTCAAATGGATAATCCAAATCTAACAAGGGAACAAGCCAGAAAGATAGGAACCAGCCAAATGAGTACAATTCTTGGAGGTGTTCCGCCAAAACCACAATTCAAAAGAAGTTACGCTACAAAGTCAAGCATACATTCTGTGAAGTCGGCTGAAACATTTGTCAAAGCAATGTTATTACTTGCCAAAGAAAGCGAAGCGATTATGAAAGAGATATTACCAGAGCAGTATTACAAACAAAAAGAGATATTTGAGCAAGTTGAAGAAAAATGGAGGTTCGCTGATTTATTCACGTCTTCTATTTCAAATTTTAATATTTCAGCACCATTCCATAGAGATACTGCAAATATAGATGGATGCGTAAATGTAATCATCACGAAAAGATTAAATTCAAAAGGCGGTAACTTACACGTTCCAGATTATGGAGCGACAATGGATAGCGCAAATAATTCAATGTTAGTGTACCCAGCTTGGAAAAACGTTCACGGAGTTACACCAATTATACCAACACACGAGGGAGGGTACAGAAATTCACTTGTATTCTATCCTTTGAAAGCGTTTGTAGGTTTAAAATAAAAAAATTATGGCATACAAAACAGAAGATTTATTTAAAACGGCAGTTGAAGCAATAAAGAAAAACAAATTATTTTTTATTGAAGACATCATTGCGTATATGCCTTGTGCTAAATCAACATTCTACGAACATTTTCCGAACGATTCGGACTACTATAAAAGAATGTTTGAGCAGCTTGAACAAAACAGAACAGAATTGAAAGTTTCAATGCGTTCAAAATGGTATAATTCAAACGCTCCAGCGCTACAAATGGCTTTGATGAAATTAATAGCTACACCAGAAGAATTGAGAAAACTATCAATGCAATTTATAGAAAGCGAAAACGTAAACAAAAATATTGACGCTGGTAAATTAACTCCAGAGGAAGCCAAAATCATCAACGATGAATTAGAAAAGGAATATTAATGCTTACCAAAAAAGAAAAAATTCTCAAAGCCAAATGTGAACGTGATTTACTTTTTTTTTCACGTTACATCTATAAAGAAAATACATTACGTAATTTCATTATCGCTCCGCACTTTGTTAAAATTTCTGAAACGCTTCAAGAGGTTGCTGACGGGAATATAAAAAGATTGATAATTAATATTCCACCTCGTTACGGGAAGACAGAATTGGCGGTAAAATGTTTTATCGCTTGGTCGCTGGCTAAAAATCCAACTTCTAAATTCATACACCTTTCTTATTCCGATAGTTTGGCGCTTGATAATTCCAGTCAAACAAAAGAGTATATTGAATCAGATGCTTTTCAAAGGTTTTGGGGAATGAAATTAAAGAAAGACGCGCAATCCAAATCAAAATGGTTCAACGACCACGGGGGAGGAGTTTATGCTACGGCTTCTGGAGGAGCGATTACTGGTTTCGGAGCTGGTGTAACAGATAGTAAAGAATTCAGCGGTGCAATTATTATTGATGACCCGTTGAAGCCAGATGACGCATTTAGCGAGGTAAAAAGAAAGGCTGTAAATGAAAGGTTCAACAATACAATCCGTTCCCGTGTAAACGACAGAGAAACTCCAATCATCGTGATTATGCAAAGACTACACGAAGAAGATATGAGCGGATTTTTATTAGATGGTGGAAGTGGCGAAGATTGGCACCATTTATGCCTACCAGCTTTAAATGAAAAAAACGAACCTCTTTGGGAAGACAAACATACATTTGAGGAATTAGAACAAATTAGACAAGCCAATAGATATACATTCGCTGGTCAATATATGCAAACTCCGTCACCAGACGAGGGAGGGGAATGGAAAAAGAATTGGTTTGAAATTATAAGTAAGGCAAATTTACCTCCTTTAAAATGGAATATGTATATTGACGGAGCTTACACGAAAGATAATTCAAACGACCCAACTGGAATTCAAATTTCAGCCAAATTCAATAACGATTATATCATACTTTCATCAATAGACAAATACCTTGAAATGCCAGAGCTTCTAAAATTCATTCCAGAATTTATACAAGCGGTTGGAGTTCACATCAATATGATTTATGTTGAGCCAAAAGCGAGTGGTAAGAGTATCGCTCAATTAATAAAACAACAAACCAGATTGAATATTTCTGAAATCAAAAGTGACTTTGTTCAAATATCTAAAATAGAAAGAGCCAGAACGGTCAGTCCATTTATTGAAAGCGGTAGGGTGAAACTTGTGGAGGGTAGTTGGAACGAAGCTTACTTACAACAAATTGCGATGTTCCCTAATGCCAAACACGATGAGCATATTGATTTAACTTGCTACGGAATTGAAAAAGAATTACTGAAAAAATCAACTTCTTTAAACATAAAATTGTGAAACAAATAACGGTAAAAGAATATATTTCATTATCAGACGATAAAAAGCTTCCATACGTGGCTTTATTGACTTCTGTAAAAGCGAAAGACTGGTTCAAAGTCGATATTAATAACTTGACATACAATCAAGTCCGTAATCTATTCAAAAAATTAAGTAAGTCGGAAAGCGAGGAAGACATTAAGGAAATATTCATTTTGGCATTTGGAATAGACGAGGAAAAACTTTATTCGTTACCTATACAAAAATATTTTCAACTAAAAAAATACATATCCGATTATTTTGTATTTTTGCAAGACAAGGAACAGAAACTTTTGCAATCGGTTAGTGCTGATGCTGGTATTTGGGAAGCTGCTGGAGGTAATCAACTAAATGAATTCAGCGATGTATTGCCACTTTCTCAATTAGCAAAGATATACGGAGGTTATCCGTTTGATTTTGGAGAAAATAAATATGTTGAAATTATTTATTTGTTACGAATGAACAATTTACAGAACCAAATAGAAGCCGAATTCCAGAAATTAAAAACAAAAATGTAATGAGCACCAACAAAAATAAAATTATACTGCGAAAATTCATAAAAGATATTCCAGAACACATCGACAAAAACGAAGTGAGTATTAGAGTTGAACCAGATTTTTACGATAGTATTTCCCATTTATTAAAAGACGGCTCGTTTAAAGGAATAAAAATATACTGCTGATGGATTTAGTTAGAATTATAGAAACGGAATGTATAGCAAGTAGTTTTGCATTCCATTACGGAAACAAGTCGCACTTGAATTTAATTGACCAAGACGGCGAACTTGAACCAGACAAAACTCACTTGCTATTGTTCCCAGTTAGACGTGGTCAATATGACAGAAACACGAATAGCCGAGTTTACAATGGTAATTTCTTTTTTGTAAGACCAGACGAATTCGCTCAAAATTATTATAATGAAACAGAAGCGCCAGAATCAGAAAGCAAATACGAAAGTAAAATAGAGCCGTTAATCACGGCTTTAAATGCTTTAGAATTAAAAATGCAAACTTGTTATGACTTAGATATTCTGTCTTGGGAAAGTGTTGACGCTATTGATGTGATTGACGCAAATATGAGTGGATTATGGATAACTTTTCAAATAAGAAGTTATGAATAAAAGCGCAATTCTTTCAAAAGAGTTTGAAAATCTTAAAAAAGATTTGATTATTGCTTATGATGCAAAGGGTATGCGTGCCAGCGGAAGATTCGCTGAAACTTTAGAAGTTAGAGTTGAAGGATTGAATGCTAAATTGTTTGGAGAAGCTTATAGTCAGCAATTAGAAACTGGTCGTAGAGCTGGTAAATTTCCGCCAATTGACGCGATAAAACAATGGATTCAAGATAAAGGAATAGCAAGTAGAATACAAGGTCAAATATCTATTAGTAGTTTGGCTTTTTTAATTTCCCGTAAGATAGCCAAAAAAGGCTGGAAAAGGGAAGGTTACGGAGGGGTTGAATTGATTAGTTCAGTTGTAACAGACGAGCGAATTCAAAAGATAATTGATGAAGTTGGTTTGGAACAAACAATGATTTTTAAAACACAAATTGAAAAAATGATAGCAGAATGGCGTTAGATTATATATACGACAAAGACTTCACGGCTGGAATATTGTTAGCGTTTAATAATAACGTAATCAGATACAAAAGCAGCACGTCTGGAGTAATACAAGTTAAATCCGAAATAACTACAAACGGATTTACATACACAATTTATCCAGATTTGAATGGCTGGTTCTGGTTCAATTTTAAATCAGTAAAATCAGTTGAATTGAATGTGGATAATTATGCTGACACAATCAATCCTAACATATCAGGCTCATACGTGTACGATTGGAGCTCAAAAGCAATGTTAAGTGAAACTATTCAGTTCAAGATATATCTTTCAACTGGAGTAGTCGAAACAAGCTCAAGGTCTGTAACGTGGTTTAATGCTTACGCTAATTTAATTGATTACAAAAAAAATTACCCTCTTTATAATTTTGCTATAAATACATTATTTGTTTTGAAGCAATTGCCATTGGTAAAGTATTGGGCGGGTTATCCGTTTGATATTTCAATCTATAATTATAGCACAACAAATTTTAACTTAAAAAACAATAGCAACGGAATTAATTACACTTTCACAACTGGCTACAAAGTACCTCGTTTATTTTTTAGCGATGGGCGAACAGATGTAAGTATTGAAGATGTAATTCCATTCAATGACGGATTTAATAATGTAACGGCTTCTTCATCAGCTGGGAGTGCTAATTTTTTAGTTGAAAAAATAACTTCAAGTTGTAATGGGCATTACCTTAAATGGATGAACTCATTTGGAGGGTGGAATTACTGGCTTTTTAACAAAGGAAATGAAAATATATCAACGAAAGAATTAGGTTCTTTAAACAACGATTTTAATAATTTAGCTGACACAATTTCTCCGTACCTTTCTTTGGGAACTGAATCATCAAATTCAATTTCATTTATACAAGAAAATATCACAGAAGACGAAATGTTGATTTTGCGTGATTTGTTGGATAGCGTAAAAGTGTTTTTATTCACTGGTACTCCATTTACAAAAGCAGAAAATACGGATTGGATTGAGGTAAACTTAAAAACTGGAACATTTAGAATTTCCAATTCCCGTGAAAAATTAAATACTTTGTCATTGGCAATTGATATTCCAATCAACGTAAACAGAAAAATATGAGGTTAGTTATAAACGGGTACGATATTGAATTACGACCAGATGTAACGATAGCGAAAACGTTACAAGTAAACGAAATTGGTTCAGTAAATACCAGACAGACAAATTACACAAATACATTTTCTATTCCAAGAACGGCAAATAACATAAAAGCGTTTGATATGCTTGGAATTGTTGGTAACGATTCAAATATACCATATAGAAAAAATGATTGTGATTTATATTCTGATAGCGGTGAGTCAATTGTAAAACGTGGATTGGCGATTATTACTTCAACGGATAAAGATTTCAAGTGTAATGTTTTTGACGGGATTATAGATTTTTATAAAACGATTGAAAATTTAAGTTTGGCTGATTTGAATTTGACAGAATTAGCTCACGACAAG